GGACGGGCTTGCAGGAGGCAAGGATGACACCGAGGGCGAGAGCGAGGATGAGCTTCTTCATCTGGTTCAGTCCGAGGTGATTTCGAAGTCGATGAATCCGGCATCATCAGCCAGTTCAGCCGTCAGGCTGAAGCAGTCGGCATCCTTGATGTGGCTCAAGGTCATCTCGGTCCAGTAGCCCACGTCGATGCCGTTGGGCCACTCAGCAGTGACCTGGAGGGACTGCTTGTCATCACTCAGTGTGATCTTGATGGGAAGGCCCTCAAGGAGCCGGTCTCCGACATCGTAGCCGTCGATCCACAGCTGGTCCGTCTCGACGAAAGTCTCGTCGTCAATGATCTTCATCAGTTTCATGGGGGTGGTTCCTTTGGTTCAGACCATAGGTCCGATACTGATTGCGGCAGTGGTTTCGTTCCAGAAAGAGAAGGAACATGAGGGTATCGAGCAAGGCTATTCGAACCTTCCGATCCAGAATCCATGCTTCACCGCAAATGGTCAAGTGAGGAAATTTACCCCCGAATCTTCGGTTGAGGTGGATGGATCCTCGGGCAGAAAGGCTCTTCATTTCCCAGCCTCCTTGGCCTGCGTGGAGGGAGTCGAACCCCCAACCTGGGGATTAGAAGTCCCCTGCTCTTTCCAGTTGAGCTACACGCAGAATGTCACAAATCCAAGAAGGGGAATGGCGGAAGATGTAGGATTCGAACCCACGGAACCTTTCGGTCCTTCAGTTTTCAAGACTGCTGCCTTAAACCACTCGGCCAATCTTCCATATGATCTTGGGAGGACACATCGTCGCCGTTTCCGTTCCGTCCCCCCTCTCACCCGTTTCCGGGGTTTTGCGTCCAGGGACCGCTGATACGATGTATCCACCAAAGACCATGAAGCTTTTCAGCCATATACAATGAAAAAAGCCACCCAGACAAGGTGGCCTTTTCCAAGATAGGAGATCACCTCCTTTCGACTGCTGCTGTCGATGGCTCTTCATGCCACGGAACGAATACCCATTTCAAGGTCCGCGATGTCCGTGGACGTAAAAGGTGCAGAGGTCGAAGGATTCGTCTGAAGATCGACGAGATTGTATTGGAGACCGAAGTCCACAGGGATGGAGGGCGAGTCGTAGTTCACCCCGCCCTGTCTCATGAAGTGCTGGAGGTTGGCTGGGCTGTTGAGGCCCCTGGTTGTCTGGCTCACGGTGACCACGTTCGAGATGTTCTGGGCACCCACATAGGTGGAGAGGTCGAACGCATGGCGTTCGTTCGCCACAGTGGTGTAAAGGCCGGTCGCAGGGTCATCATCCCCCATGGAGGAGAGAAGACCATCCCACTGGCCGATGTAGCCCCCAGAGACGGGTCTCAGGAAGTTCAGACGGGCATTCCGGGTGTCACCGTCGGCGACGATGATTTCGGAGAAATAGGTCGGCTCGATCAGGCTCTCGGCGAAGGGTGTGCCGATGGCGAATCTCACAGGATTTCCCATGGAGTTCGGGTTGGACCCGAAGGTAGCCGTCGCAGCGAGAGCACCATTGATGTAGAGGTCGCCCTTGATCAGCGAACCAGTGATGGTCAGAGCGAGGTCCACAGTGTTCAGTTTGGCAATGGCCATCGGGATGAGACCATTGACTGGAAGAGTGGTGTTTCCGTTGTGCAACGTCATGACCACATCTTGGGTGTAAATCGAATTCCTCTTGTGAACCCGGCAGATGACACGATTCAGGGAGTCAACCACCTGGATGAGAGTGCCTGTATTTCCGTTGTTGATGCCATACTCGTTGCCCTCTCCATAGAACCTGAAGTGGAGCCAGGTGACAGTCCCGGCCACAGGGGCGAAAGTCGGGCTGGAGAGCAGCTGATAGTTGGTCAGCATGATCGAGTAGGGAACCCGAGACGAGTCGAAACTCGCACCCAAAGCTCCCGGCTGAGAACCAGGGAAGTGGCTGATGTTGTTCGATGCAAAGCGAATGGCGGGCATAGGGATCTTCCTTCTGGTTCGGTTACCCTTTGAAGAGCTGTAGGCTTATTTCGTCAATCTGACAATGGTTTCCAGTGTCACGACTGATCGCTTCGAACTCGATCACGATTCTGAGCTGAGTGGTTGTGTCTGGAAGAAGCTCAGGGATGGCATTGAACTGCTGCCAGTAGTTGGAAGATCCCTTGGCTCCTGGTCCGACCCAACCAAACTGATCAAGGGTTCCGACCACATCGTCTGATGCGTCGAGGGCTTCGATGAAGACCCTCATCTGGTCACCTACAGACGAATTGGTGCCATTGTTGGCCCAAAAGCCTACCCGAGCATATCCATTTCCAGCTGCGACTTCAGCTAGATCTCCCGAGTTTGTAATGGGGATGATTCTGGTGATCTGGCACAGGACGTTGGAAGTGGCCGACTTGAAGTAGCGGCTGCCAGCCTTGGCTGGGCCAACAACAGAGTTGAAGCTTCCAGCCACAACCGTCCACCCAGTGGAAGATCCGCTTTCAGCACCACTGTTGGTGATCGAGAAATCTCTGATCTCAGTCAGAATGTTGACCGTGTAGGTGTCGAAGTAGTTCACCTGGAGTGTATCCAGTGTGGCCATTGCAGTGATGGGGAAAACCGAGAAATTGAAGGTGGTGATGTTGTCGGGCACAGAAAGACCTGTGATCGGCAAAAGACTGAAATTCAGGACAGTCTGGACATCTTCGACACCCATCCCGGTGTTGATGTAGGTGTCGTATTCCTGAAGGAAAATCGGCTCGATGACAGAGACCAGGATCCCGTTCGACTCGGAGAAAGCCTCACCGAGGATGTTGAAAGCCCTGACGATGCACTTGATGACCATGCCATCATAGGCATTTGAGGTCCGGAACCGGTTCGAAGTGGCTCCTGTGATCAGTTCGTCATCGGCATACCACGCATATTCGCGGAATGCCTGAGGAGAGGCATCCACAACCCCAGGGCTGCACTCCAGCCATGAGGGGATCCCTGGATCTCCAGTCAGAAGAGCATTGACGAGGAAAACAGGCTCATAGCGAACGATCTCGATACCCCGATTGGGGCCAAGAATGGACGTCAGCTGCTGGGTCCCTTCCATGATCGACGGGTTGATGTGAACCGGCGAAATGGAGCGGATCTCGTAAACTTCTTGCGTGTTCGTGATCGGCATAGGATTTCCCTTCCTGGTTCAGATCAGCGGAGGGAACCTTCGACAGAGAACTTGGCGTTGCCGGTTGCAAGAATCCGGATGTCCGGCATGTTGGCTCTCGGGAGTCGAACCAGATTTGATGCCAGGACCGTGTAGGAAGCTTCGGTCGGTGTGAACCACTCACCATCCGGGTCTTTGACCTGGAACTGGACATCGCCAGTGCCGACGAAGCAGGTGACGTTCAGATCGACTGCATGGGGACCGGCAGCGTAGGCAATGACATCCAGATCTGAAGAGTCATACCAGACTGGGGTGCAGACGTAATTTGTGGTGCATGTGGGCATTGTTGCGTTCCCATCCAGATTCAGGTTATAGGTGCCTGGACACTGCCTTAGCACACGAAGAGGTATTCAAGCAATGCTCACTCTGGATCAAGTGCGAAACGCACTGCCACCGGGGAACCGTAACAACGTTTCCCAGGATATGGTCAACCAGCTCAACGCTCTGAGCAAGGATCCTGAAGAGGCTCGATACATCCGGGAGAACTTCGTCTCGTTCTCTCAGGTGCTGATGGAGGGTCGATTCCGGCTGGGCGACTACGTCCAAGCCGTGATGTATGTCTCCTACAAGGTGATGGGCAAGAACAACATCGAAGCCTATCGGCTGACGTTCCCGGATCGTCATGCAGCGATGGTCAAGGCTGGGAAGCCCCAGAAAGACATCGCTTCGATGGTCACCGCCTACAACAAGGGGGTGTTGGTCACCAAGATCATGGAACGGGCCATCATCCCGACCTGGATCTTGAATCAGGACATGTTTCAGTCGGCTCTTCAGGTTCAGTATGACCTGATGAATGATCCGTCGGTGAGCGACAAGGTTCGCTGTGAGGCTGCGAACAGCCTCCTGACCCATCTCAAGAAACCAGAGGTTCACAAGTCCGAGCTGAAGATTGACATCGCCATGAACGACGGGATGGCAGCTCTGGAGGCACAACTTCGGAAGATGAGCCAGGCTCAGCTGAATCTGATCGAACATGATCCGAATGTCAGTGCCAATGACATCGCTTCGATGAAGCTGGTGAACCCATGAGCTTTGATGATGATCCCGGTCACCGGAAGACTGTGGATGACTACCTCAACGAGGTGGACTTCCTCATGCTCAACTCGAACGGGGGATACATCCCGACTACCTTTGCCTTGGAGTTCATGAACTTCATCAAGCTGGTCAACGGAGAACGAGGCGAAGACAACAAGACTCCGGTGATGCACTTGGCCATGCTGGACAAGCTCCAGGGCCGAGACAGGAAGATCGCCAACCTGTGTGCCCGAGGCACTGCAAAGACGACCCTCTTCTTCGAATACCTGGGTCTCTACCTCTCTGTGTTCAACAGACTCCCGAATTTCGGGGAAGTGACCGGGATGCTCTACATCTCGGACTCCATGGATAACGGTGTGAAGTCGGCACGCAACTCCATGGAATTCCGGTATAACAACTCGGAATTCATGCAGTATTGGGTCCCTGAAGCTCGATTCACCGAGAACTACATCGAATTCAAGAATCGCAGGGGTGTCCAGCTGGGCATCAAGATGTTCGGTGCCAAATCAGGCATCCGGGGGACCAAGATCTTCAACAAGCGACCGGTTCTGGCCGTCATGGACGACTTGGTCAGCGATGCAGACTCGAAGTCACAAACTGCAATGCAGGCCATCAAGGATACGGTCTACTCCGGGGTCCAGTATGCTCTGGATCCGGGCCGGAACAAGATGATCCTGAATGGGACCCCCTTCAACAAGGGGGACATCGTCTA